AGGCTCTGTTAGCTCCTAGCCGTGATCAGGCTCAGGCAGGCTTAACTCAGAATCTGTTTAATACAGGCCGTGGTGGTGTTGCTGTCGCTCAAGGTGGTGGCATGGGTGCTGCTAACCCTGAACAACAAGCTCTCTTGAATGCTCAGGCGATGCAGGACTTACAACTGGCTTCTCAAGCACAACAACAAGGACGTGCTCAGACTCAGTTTGGTGCAGGCTTATTCGGTACTGGTATTGATCTGGCTACTGCTGGTTATAATCCTCTGAAGACTCAGTTTGGCTTAGGTCAGACAATCGACGCAGCAGGTCAAGGTGCTTTGGACTTAGGCTTGAACATTGGGGGTCGTACTACTCAAGGTGCTACTAACGCTGCTAACACTTTGTACCAAGCTCAGACTAATGCTAATGCTGCTAATGCTTATAGCCCAGTAGGTGCATCGTTGATGGGCGCTGCGGGCAACCAACAGTTGTTGAGGGCATTCACGAACATGGCTAACCCCTTTGGAGGTACGCCTCAAGGTGCTTACGGACAACAAGATCAATACTTAGCCGGTGCTCTGTCTAACCCACAGACACAGCAAGCTAATATGCTTGCAGCTCAAAATGAGTGGTTCAAATAAGGAGTAATTATGGCTGATGTTATGAATAGTTTATTCGGAGTTACTCCTGAAGCTTTGATGGCTCAACGTGAAGCTGCATTGTCTCAACAGGCTACTAACTTTGCACAGTTGAGTCCTATGCAGGCTGCTCAGGCAGGCTTCTACACAGCAGGTAATCGATTGGCAGGTGCTGCTGGTGGATTGCTTGGTGCGCAAGATCCTGAGATGATGCGTATCCAACAGCGTCAACAGATGTTGCAAGGCATTGACATTGGAGACCCTAAAGCATTGCGTGAACGTGCTTCTGCTGCAATGCAGAACAATGACTATGCTGCTGCTCAACAACTGGCCTCCCGTGCCATGGACATTGAAGCTAAGATGGCTTCTACTGCTAAGGATGTTGCTGCTGCTAATCGTGAGCGTGTTCAAGCTGTGCCTAATGATATTCAAAAGGCTCAACGTATTGCTGCCTTGAGGAGTGCTATTCCTCAATATGAAGCAGCAGGCGATACAGGAACTGCCTCACAATTACAAGCAGAATTAGATGTTCTTTCTGCTGCTCCTAAAGGCGCTCAGTCTGAATTAGGTAAGTTATTAGCTGAACGTTCTACTTTAAACCCCGAAACAGACAAAACTCAAATCGCGGCTTATGATGCTAAGATTAAGAAACTGACCACAGGTGGAGGTATTGGTTCAGAGATTGCTGCTGGACTCAGCCCAATCATGGGAGCTATCGCTAAAGGTCAGGCAACTAAGTCGGCTGAAGCAGGAGGCACTGCTGTGGGCAAAGACGTTGCTGCCATCCAAGGTAAGTACACAGCTCTTAACTCAGTTGACGATGCACTGAATGTGGTTAAGAAGGGTATTTACGCAGGTGGTTATGGGCCTTTGGAAGAAGGCTTGGCTAAGTATTCAAAAGGTGTATTGGCTGATAAACAAAGACTGGTTAATACAGAAGAGTTCCGCGCCTATATCGGCGATGTTGTTATCCCTCGCTTGACTGAGTTTGGCGGTAATGATTCGGTTGAAGAACTGAAGTACCTCAAATCAGTGATGGCAGGTGAGACAACAATGGAAAGTAAATCCATTGAGCGAATCCTTACTAAAGCTAAGACAAAGATTGAAGCTGGCATTAAACGTACTCAAAAGCAACAAGAAGCTATTGGAACAGGTCAGCAGCTTCCAACAGGCCCTGTCACTGGAAGAGCACAACAACGAACTACCCGTAGTGGGGTTGTCTATACCGTAGAAGGAGAATAAAGATGCCAACGTATACTATTAACGGCAAGCGTATCACAACAGACAAAGTGTTATCCGAAGCTGAGATTGATGAGATTGCTGCTGAAGTAGGTACGAAGGCTCCTCCTGCTCAGTCTGCTCCTGCAATGGGTTCTTCCTTAGCTAACCAAATCCCGACAGGAGGTATGCAGGCTCCTGCTATGCAGCCTTTAGCTCCCTCTGGCTTTACCCAAGGATTACTTGATCCCTTCCGAGGAGGTGCTGAACTTGTTGCCCGAGGCTTAGGGGCATTAGGAAGTGATTACTTCAAAGGTGAAGCACAACGAATGGGTGAAAGTGTGCAGGCACAGGAAGCAGCGTACCAGCAACAACGTGCAGCAGCCGGACAAGAAGGTTTTGATACTTCACGACTGGCGGGCAACGTGCTTAATCCTGCTAACTTACTTGGAGGCATAGGAGCAACGCCTTTCCGTCAGGCAATGTCTTCTGGAGCGGTAGCAGGAGCTCTGCAACCCGTGTTGGGTGAAGACGAGTTCTTTACTGAAAAAGCTAAACAAGTAGCAGCAGGCGGAGTTGGTGGTGTTCTTGGCGCAGGAGCCACTAAAGTAGCAGGCTCTGTCTTAAATCCTTTGACTTCTAAAGCTGAACAGACAATGCGTGACTTAGGGGTTCTGTTAACTCCCGGTCAAGTTGCAGGTGGTTCCTTTAAAGACATTGAATCTTTTGCAGCTAGTGTTCCTTTGGTTGGTAGTTACATTTCAGACGCTAAAGAACGTGCTTTATACTCCTTCAACAAAGGGGTTATTAACAAGGCTTTAGCTAAAGTAGGTGAGAAACTTCCTGAGGATGTTATTGGCCGAGATGCAGTTCAAACAGTCAATGAGATTGTGGACCAGAAATATACAGATGTCTTATCCAAGATGTCTTTTAAACTGGACTTTCCTACATACACTGGATTGTTAAAATCAACCAAGATTCCTTCGTCTTCGGTAGACCGTGTACGTGTTAAGGATGAGTTAGACTCTATTATCTTCAGTCGCTTGCCCAAAGAAGGCCCTATCTCTGGTGAGACCTATAAACAGATTGAATCTCAGCTTCGTCAACGTGCTGCACAGCTTAACCGAGGAACTGTTAGTGACCAAGACGTAGGAGCAGCTCTCAGGGAAGCTTCTGTATCTTTGAAAGATGGGTTACGTAAGCAGAACCCTAAGTATACCTCTGAGCTTCGTAGGATTGATAGTGCATACGGCGACATCTCTGTGATGAAGACTGCTGCTGCTAACACAGGCGCTGAAAACGGTGTGTTCACACCTCGACAGTACAAGACTGCTGTTCGTCAATCTGACGTGACAAAGAAGAAGACCCAGTTCGCAGCAGGCACTGCCCGTGGTCAGGATGTGGCTGAAGATGCCGTGTCTGTCATGGAGCCTCGTCAAACAGCTAACCTTGAAGGTCGTATTGCTTTGAGCAACGTTGGCGGATACACAATGGCTGCTAACCCTGCCACTGCTTTGCCAATGGCCCTTGCAGCTCCTATCCTGTACTCTGAAAGTGGAGTGAAGATGATGAGTGCTTTAATGCGTGAGCGTCCTGAAGTAGCTCGTAGGATCGGTGAACAACTCACTAAACGGGCTACCAAAGAAGGAAGTATTTCCGCTGCTCAGGTAATGGAAGAATACAAACGTCAAACACGAGCACAGGAGTAACTTATGACATTCTCATTCGGAAACAAATCTAAGGAACGCCTAAGCGGAGTACATCCTGATCTAGTGAAAGTAATGGAGGAGGCTATCAAAGAGTCTCCTCTGGACTTCTCCATCACCGAAGGCTTACGCACTAGAGAGCGCCAACAGGAACTCTTTAGTGCGGGTAAGTCTCAGACGATGAACAGTAGACATCTGACAGGCAAGGCTGTGGACATCGCTGTGATCAAGGACGGTACTGTGACTTGGGAGTTAAAATACTATCGCATTGTGACCGACCATATCAAGAAAGTGGCAAAAGAACTTGACATCCCTATCGTTTGTGGGATAGACTGGACATCTTTCGTCGATGGCCCTCACATCGAGCTGCATCGGAGTAAGTACATATGATAATCGAAGCACTACTGGGTATCGGCGGTAAGTTGATTGATAAGCTCATCCCTGACCCTGCTCAAAAGGCAGAGGCTCAACTGAAGCTGGCAGAACTAGCTCAGTCAGGGGAGCTTGCTAAAATGGCTAATGAGACTGAGCTGTATAAGACAGAGCAGGAAAATGTCACAGAACGGTGGTCTTCTGACATGACTAGTGATAGTTGGCTCAGTAAGAATATTCGACCTATGTCTTTGATTGCTATCTTTTCTGGTTATTTTACATTTGCAATGATGAGTGCTTTCGGATATAATGCTAATCAAGCATATGTAACACTGCTAGGCAATTGGGGGATGTTGATCTTCGGTGCTTACTTTGGTTCAAGAAGTTTAGAAAAAATTACTGAAATTAGAAGTAACAACAATAAAGGAAAAGAGTGATGGCAGATCCTATTAGTAGTTTTAGTGGGGGGTATGTTATCAGTAAAGGAGCAGCCGCTTTAGCGGGCCTATTCGGAGGACTATCTGTGAGTTTCTTTTGGCAACCCCAACGATTACACCAACATGGAAGACTGGCAGCAGGCGCTATCATTGGTGGAATCTCTGTATCTGCATCGTTTGCTCTGGGAGGCTTGATTGCTAGATGGGCAGGTCTTAACTTCAGTGATGTGGACGTAGCCCTAGGCTTAGGTTATGCAATCGGTGTGATGTGTGTAGGTGTTATTGCATGGGTGGCTAACTTCTTAGAGAAACGTGAGAATGATGACATCATGGAAGTGGTGCAGGAAGTACGTGGTAACAAGACAGCAACACCTAAGAAGACTGTGCGTAAACCTGCCGTAGCTAAGAAAGTAGCGGTAACTAAGAAGGTAGAACAAAAATGAGAGCTATCGACATTTCAACATGGCTGTCAATCATGTTAGTGATTGAGGGGGCTGCTATCTTGTTTGTCGGTTGGTTAAGTGTTTCAGGTCATGTATTAAACTTCCCTAAAATACTATCCATCGGTATTCTCCTCTTATCCTTTGGTTTGATGGTTCAAGTAATAAGATCATTATATTATCTTGAACATGGTCATTATCCAGTGGATACAGTATTTCCTTTCTGGATATTGAAGGATATAGGAGGTTCTCTCATAATCTATTACTTTACTTTCTGGTATAGTAAAAATAATAACAATAAGCTATAAACAGATAAGGCCCGTTAGAGGAAACTCTAACGGGCCTTTTTCATTTTTGATATGTCTTGTATATCCAGTCTGCAAACATCAGTAATTCTTCAGGAGTTGCGTCTTGTTTCATTAAATTAGCTTGAGAAGATAGAATTTGAATATTATCCTTTGTATATCCTTTAGTTGGATCAACCCTATCTACTGAAGGACTATTCTTTTGTCCTCGGATGCCTCTTTCCAATGCCCAACCAAATACAGGACATGTAGTATATGTTGAAATATCTTCTAAGGATAAATCAAAATCAATTTCTTGCTTTTTTGCTCTATGTTTGATACAACGTAAAGCCTGAGAATCTTTATTCTGTTCTCTGTGTTCCTTATACCATTTATCCATCCTTTCTTTGGTTGCTTCTTTATATAAGGATACACATGTTTTACATCTGTATTGAAGTCCGTCTTTAGTGTGGGATAGTTTTCCAAACTCATTAATATCTTTTACTGCCTTACAGTAGCTACATCGCTTAGTCAACATCCTCTGTATCCTTTAATTCTTTTTGTGGTTTTTTTGCGGGCTTATTTTGTTTATTCAAATTTTGTAAGTATTTGTACCTACGCTGCATCCGCTTACTGGCTTCTTCTGCGTCAAACCACATTTCTTTTCCTTGTTTCAGTTCTTCTAATTCTTTATTTGTAAGAAAACCTGTATAACAAGTATCTAAAAGTTTATTGATTTGGCGAGTAGTAAAATCTACCTGAGTTTTTACATTAGGCACGGTATTGATAGACCCGTAATGTGCAGTATGTAGCATCATCTCGGAGCTTTCAGCAAAGTAACATTCATCTGCCATACAAGCAATCATAGAAGCAGCGCTATAAGCTGCACCTAATACAGTTACAGAGACGCCTCCTCGACATCCTTTCATAGCCTCGATTATAGCCCATGCACTATCAGTACGCCCACCTGAACTGTTGATCAGAATATTCACATTATCATTCTCGTTGCATGTAGCGAGACAATGAATAACATCACGATAGTTTCCCGGAGAAGTAATATCTTCATCCAAGAACACCAAGTGAGTGTGCATCTGCTGAGTGATAGTACGGATAAGACCCTTCTGCTCCTGAGGCATCATCAAGAGTTCTTCCAAGCTTTCATTTGCTTTCATTCGTTGTCCCTTTCTTGTTTTGCTTTCATGTAAGCTTGAGTAGCTTCTTCCGCAGTATCATATACTCCTAAATGAATTTGAGCATAGTTATTACGAATACGTGCTTGATACTTTTTAGTAGAAGGATTGTAAATATATCCTTTTACATCTCTTCGATTCCATAGGTTTCGCATTCGGGAGACAACTCGTAAGTTTTCAATACGGTTATCGTCACGAAGACCATTGATATGATCAATATCCTTGTCGGGAAGTTCTCCATAGGTCAATAACCAAATTAAACGATGGACTAACTGGTTTTTACTCCTCCAATAACCTTCTTTTGTTAAAGAGCCTATCGGATGGCCAACCAATGATCTATTAGAAGGAGATTTCTTCCATACCAATGTTTTATGCTCTTGGCTAAACTCACAGTGTTCTTCTAAAAATTCTTTTGTGTATTTCATTCACCATCCTCATATTTAGTCTTCGCAATAATATAGTTCTTAACTAATGAGCTACGAACAATATCCTCAATGTGGAATTCAATACGAACAAACTCTTTCATTTTAGCGGCAATGTCAAAGAACTTTAAGATACCTGATTTATCATCTTTCTTTTTCAAATCAGTTTGACGGTAATCCCCGCAAAAGATAATCTTAGATTTATCTCCTACTCGGGTGATCACTGTGTCTAATTCTTCAAAAGTAAGGTTCTGAACCTCATCCACGACAATGATGCTGTTAGAGAAGGTAGTTCCTCGAATGAACGAGGTAGACACAAACTCAATGTGTCCTTGCTCCACCAGCCGATCCCACGCATCCTTGCGCTTAAACAGGTCACTACAGATCTGTCGATAAGGCTGAATATACACCTCCATCTTCTCATCTGCATCCCCAGGCAAGAATCCCATATCACGGCCTTGTACGCTACTCCGGATAATAGTCACCTTGTTAAAGGGATTGTTACGATCCAGAGCCTCTTCCAAGGCCTTATACAAGGCAATGTATGTCTTACCTGTACCTGCTACGCCGTGCAATGCCATAAAGTAGTTAGAGGCTTGGTATGCCTCAAAGAAGTCCATCTGCTTCTCTGTCTTAGGCTTGATAACTGTCATGTCATCTAGCTTCAGACGTAAGCTGTTACTTGCCTTCTCACGAGGAGTCAGTTCTTTAGCTGGAATAGCTCGGTTCATTGGTTTACTTGCCATGTACTTCCTTTAGGCTTCGTTGATAAACTCTACGTGAGGCATCTGACGCACCTGAGGGAACTTCTCTAGGAACTCCTCACGGGTAATGTCTTTACCTACCATGATCTCTGTAAAGGACTCGCCATCCTTAGTCAGGCGAGCCTTCAGAGCCGTACACGCAGGGCAGTTCTCCTTGCTGTAGACTACAGTCTTCATTCAATCTCCTTAGTTAAGCATGACAAGCCACACACTCACCTGAACTGGCACTGACACCAGCCTTGGTACGAATGTAATACAGACTCAAGATATTCTTATCCTTAAACGCTGCCTTGTGTACAGAGCTGATATGCTCCTCTGGATCGTCAGCACCAAAGAACAGGTTAATAGACTGACCTTGACAGATATACCGTTGACGGGCAGAAGCCTGCTCAAGGATAACATAGGGATCAATCTCAAACGCTGTCAAGAATACTTTCTTTTCTTCCTCAGTCATCCACGGAACATGTTGGACAGAACCATCATGACTTGCAATCTCAAGCAATGTCTCACGACTGTACACACCTTCACGCTTCATGATCTCCAACAGCTCAGGCACTACTCGAATAGTTTCTCCTCCTGCTCCTTGCTGGACAAACACATTTCCAATAAAAGGCTCAATACCTTGTGATACTCCGCCCATGAGCTGGCTTGTTGACATGGTGGGAGCGACAGCAAGACGGTGTGTATTTCGGACTCCATATCCTTTGCAATACTCCGGTTCTCCAAGCTTGTCCGCCAAATATCGCGAAGCTGATCCGGACTGACGGTTGAGTTCATTAAAAATCTCCACATTAAGTTTCTGAGCTTGGAAGCTCTCAAAAGGCAGCTTACGCTTATGCAGCAGTGAGTGCCAACCAAGAACACCAAGACCTAGCGCACGACTCTTTTCAGTACTCGCCACTGCTTTTTCAAAGCCTCTTTTGCCAGCAGCCATCGACAAGAACTCACTAGTAACACAATCAAGAAATACTGTCGCAGTAAATACAGCATCCGTGTCTTTCCACTCATCGTACTTCTCCAAGTTCATACTAGCCAAGATACAGGTGAATGTCTCTTCTTCGCCACTGTGCAGCATGATCTCTGTACACAGATTAGAAGCTTTAACATCCAAGCCATGAGCTTTGTACATCTCAGGACGGGCTTCAGCAACCTTATCGGTAAACAAGAAGTAACCCTTACCTGTCAACATCTTCAGCTTCAAAGCCTTCTGGTAACGCTCAATCGCTTCAGGGTGTCCACTGTCCAAGGACTCCATGAACTCAGCGCTGACAGTCCAGCCTACGTTAGCATCATCAGGGTTATTCTTCACCCAATCAGCTAACTCGTGAAAGTCAGGATGATCAATAGGAAGATAGCCAGCCCAAGCGCCTCTACGAGCAACGCCTTGGGTGACTCGCTTCATCGCATCCACATAGGTTTGAAAGACCGGCAAGACTCCTGAAGCTGTTCCTCCAGTCCCGATTTGAGAACCCCGTGGTCGAATGTCCCCCAAATAACCACTAGTGCCAAAGCCATTCTTAGTGAGCACAGCAGTGTCAAGAAGCTCACCATAAAAGTCAGCAACAGAATCACCAATGTACTGACCACTACAAGCCACAGGCATGCCTTTATTGGTGCCAAGATTAGCCAGCGTAGGCGTTGAAGGACTGAGCCAGCCTTTCCAGATAACTTCAAAGAACTTTTCATTCCAATCAACCCCATCTTTAGGTGCGTGTTTAGCTGCCGTGGCTGCAATTTGAGCTACTCGATGATTAAAGCTCGTAGAGCCTTCCATGTACTTACTCTTGAACAAACCCCATCCCCCGGTTTGATACCAATGAGGCAGAAGTCCTTGCTGTTGGAGTCGTTTACGCTCTGCGCTCAGGAACTCATATTTATTGTCCAACACTGGTGTACTTACCATACAAAACCTTTCTCGTTCCACTTACGGTTATACTGATTGCCAACCTTGGCAAAGAAGTCATGGATGGTACTGGAGCTGATGCCCAAGTAAAACCACTCAGAGATTGTATCACCAGTTTCCTCAAAAATACTGTCAAAGCCCAGATTGTTCAAGCAAATGTTAGCTCGTGCATTGACGAAGGCTTTCATAGCTGTAGCGTTGATACCTTCAATGTCTCCGTGAGAGAATAACAGATCAACGATACGATGCTCATGCTCAACCAAAGCCTTAGCAGCTTGCTCAACTCGTGCTTTCATCCATGTCTTATCCAGCTTGTTCTCTTCCATGTACGTACGGAACAACCAAGCACCTGCTTCGTGGTGGATATTCTCATCTCGCACAGAGAAGTTGATACCTGCCACAAGGTTACTCAGTTTGTTCTTACCGTTACTCTGGAAGTGCTTCAGGAAAGCAAAGCTAGAGTAAAGGATACAACCTTCCATCATCGAGAAGACAGCCAAGGAAAGGGGAATATCGCGACTGCCAGCAACAGCATCCAAGTACCCGACACGGCTAGCCAGTACAGGATCATACTGCCAAGATTGATGGAACTCTTCAGTAGCCAGCCCCAATAGTTCATTAATCCGGTTATAAAATCGTGCATGGACATTACTTTCAAAGTAGCAGAAGGCATCTGCCATCAGGCCAATATCAGGGTGCTGAAAGTTAGGTTTAACAGTACCAGACCAATACTCATCACCCACAATACGTTCGTACTTGGTAAAGAGCTTGAGTGAAGTAGTAACACCATGACGTTCAGCAGGAGTAAAGTCGGTAAGAATGCTGTGTACATCTTTTTCCAAATCAATCTCGTCAAATGTCCAGAACACACCATTCTGTTTATCTGCAAAAGCCAAAGCCTCTGGATAGTCGAAGGTGTACGTAGTCTTCTTCGTTAGAAGGTTTCTCATTCAATCTCCCGCATAAGTTTATCCTGTTGGTCTTCAATGTAGTCTTCAAAGCGATCTACGATGTCATCACTGCGGATCTCTAATAGTTCCAGCAGTGTGACTTCGTCAACACGTTGAAGCTTCTCTTTAAGTTCCTCAAACGTGATGTTCATCGCAAACTTCAATCATTTTGTCAAGATACCAGCGAGCTTTCTTCAAGTCCTCAACACCGTTCTTGTCCATGAATCGCATCAAGTACTGCATAAGTTGAACATAGTCAGGAGCAAACAGAGGGCTGTAAACAAATTCCCCTTTACCTGTTTTCTTATCTAACTTAGCTACCAGCTTTTCAATGACATCACGAACCTCGATACCTTCTTCCTCAAACAACATATAGTGTTTAGGTTTCTCCACTGTATCGTACCAGAAGTCTTCTGAAGTTACACCATTCACGTTCTTAAACCAATCATCAATAGCTTCTTTAAGAGGCTTGGAAGAATGATCTGTTGCATACATTGTCCCTTTAACAAAGTTAGAATACGCATAGCACGAACCACAAGGAGCCTCTGACTCTTTGTCCATTAGTGCATAGAAGCACTGATCACATTTGCTTACCATATTTACGCTCCAAATATTCTATAGACAACAGCATTTCGTCAAAGCTGCCATCCTTCACATCATTCAAGACAACCAAGCCACGCCAGTGGCGGTTTGATAGTTTGTCCATGTAAGACTCATCATGTAGATAGTAACTACCAGCGATGATACCGCAAATAGGTTTCCCATCAGCACGTTTACCATAGGCAATCTGTTTTCCTTGCTGATGACCAGCCACGACAGACATATGAAGCTTATTGACAAGAGCACTAGCGGTTCCTGCCGGACGCCCCATAGCACCGACAGGCCAATAGTGATTAAAGCCAACACCATTGATAAAGACAGGATGGAGAAAGCTATGGACTTCCCAATCCTTGTCATAAGCGAGATCTTTAACACTGATCAATCCTTCAAGTGTAGGGTTATTGTTCACAGCTCGGTCAATACGATTCTCATGGTTCCCCAGAGTCAGCACCATACGAGGCTTGTAAACCTTCTCTTTGTTCTTCTTCTGCTTACTCTGAAGGTCACGCAAAGGCTGTAGAAGCTTCTTCATAGCCTCCTTAACAACCTCTACATCTTTCTTATAGCGAAGACCTTCAAAGTACTTAGAACCTTTAACATCGTGTGTCGACAGTGAAGGCATATCGGCAAAGTCACCAATGTTGACTACAACATCTGGTCGATACTCACAGATAGCCTTCCCCGCCCACTCAAGATGCTCCAAAGGAACTCCTTCTTTGACCTGAGCGTCAGGGATGACTAAAATCCTCATCAGTCTTCATCCTTAGTGAAGTATTCACCCGTCCAAGGGTCAAGATAGTCATGGTGATTATCATACAGCGTACTCAACCACTTAGGCTCTTCCAATCGTACTTGATTCTTAATGTCATAGCCAAACACTGACTCTAAGAACTTTACATAGCCGTCCATGCACTCATGCCACGTAACTCCGGGTGTCTCAATGATTTTCGTATACGTCTTGCCATTACAATCAACGTAAGAGAACCCAAACACTTGCATAATCTCTTCTTTATCGTTCATCGCCAGATCCTTTCAAAGTATTGTTCACTTGTCGCTGTGCAAGCTTCTTCAAGTTCTGACTTGCAATGTCAGCCAAGCTCCAGCCCATCACTGTAGACAGGCCAGCGATCTGCCAGAACACATCACCAATTTCCTTTTGCATACCTGCTTCGTCCAAGACACCATCTCGAATCCACTTGGCATACTTACCTGCCACTTCGCCAGCTTCAGAGGTAAGGTTAGATACCATGTAAGCAGGGTTCTTAGCAGTCTCTAGCGCAGTCTTAAAAGCCAGCTCTTGGTATTCTTCAATCAACATACAGGGTTACTCCAGTTAGCGACAACAAAGGATAAAGTAAGATACTTTGTAGTATCTCCGGGGTGTATATATCGAGTCACTTCAAAGCCACCAGAGCCTGTCATGAACTCAGGACTCGGATCAGCAGTGTAGGCAATCTCCAATAAGTATCGAGCCATGCGACGAAGCTCTCCGATAGACACTTCTTTGTCAACGCTATCGTGATACGTCCACTCAAGAAAGTCCATAACCTTCTTGACCTTATCAAAGTCAAACTCATCCAGCAAGTCTTCAACCTGTTCAATACGCATTATTCAACTCCTGTGCATAAAACAATTCTTTAACAGCAGGGAACTGCTCACAAACGATCAGCTTAACCTGCTCCGCTACCTCACGATGTTCCTTCTGCGTAGCCTTGTCACAGCGAATATCCACATAGTGAAGCCAACTGCGCAGATTACCCGCCATGTACATACGACTCATTGTCAAGCCTTCAGGCAACAGCTTACGAGCTTGCTCCTTAGCCACTCCTTTAGCCAATGCCATGTTGTACATTAACTCAGCATCATCACGCACACGCTTTTGAGCTTGAAACCACCAGTGGTGCATATCAGAGTCTCCTACCTCAATGCTGTTCTGTCGATTACGAACATCTTGCAAGCGCACCTCAGACAGTTCAAAGCCTTGTACAGCAGCATATCGCTGAGAGAACTCTTGGAAGCTGAAGCTACGGTGTCGCAAGATCTGACGAGCAATATCACGAGTAGTCTCAATCTCCAAGGACAAGTGTACCATCTCCAGAGGGGACCAGTGTTTGTTCTTAATCAGATACTTCAGTAACTTAGGCCCGGACTCGGTGGCATACTGGTTGTCTGGATTAGAGACACGAGCCATGTACGCAAGAAGATCTTGAGCATCTTTGATACCTTTTTCAACAAGTCCCGGTGCAGGGACGGAATAACAAACCAATGATACTTTACTCAACGTCAATCCTTTCGTAACCTTCAATGGTAATCCGTTCATGTCCCATTAGACGTTCTTTTAAAGTATCCCATACATCTAGTAACTTTAAAAAGTCTACTTCCTTTTGTTCAAAGTCATACACTATGTATCGGTCTTCTACTTTAGCTCTCATTGATCCACTCCTCTACGTTCGTTAAGCCACTCACCGGGAATAGTTTTATCAGCAAACTTGTAGCCGTTCTTCCTGCACCACATAGCATACGTAGTCTTAGACGCTTTGCTTATACGTGCATTGGAATTGCTAAAGACAAATCTAATATCGAGTTCAGGATTATGTTTCTTAACCAACAAATGCTTCTGACGATCAGGCGCTAAGAAGCGCCCTTTAGTCTCCACAATGATCCCGTTTGGAAGCTGGAAGTCAGGAGTGTACACATGAGAGGAAGCAGGTTTAATGTATTTCAGCTTAACCTTCTCGTATGTGTACTCAATCCCTAATTTATCCAACTGTTCCGCTACTCGCTCTTCAAGTCCTGACCTGAATCCGTACTTAATTGCAACTTGTTTGGCGGTTGCCATATCTCTCCTTCATAACGTCTCAGCCATAGTAGCTGTCCTTGTTCAGTAAAGTATTCCATCGTATGTCCCAGTTCTTCATACTTAGTCCACGCCGCTTGGAGTAACTCTTCTTTAGTCTTCGCGTCTTGGAGAGCTTTAGCTGCCTTCTTAGGGCCAATTCCCGCCAAGCATGGGATATTGTCAATCCTATCTCCAGTGAGAAGTTGCGTTGCAAACGACTTATACGCTGTGAACTCATCGACATAGTATCTCTCATCTCGAACAGGATTGTAATGCCATCCCTGAAGCTGATCTAAGTCCTTATCCACATGAACAATCCAGCACTCATCCAAGAGTATTGTAGAGTCCATAGCAACTGTATCATCAGCTTCTTCGCCAACTGTAATGATAGCATCGTGACGCTTGACTAGATGCTCACGTAGCGCATCGTAGTGCTTAGGCCTCAATACATCCTTACGGTTGCCTTTATAAGGGACTGTCTTGGCAATGTCATAACGGTAGTTAGATTTACCTGTGATCCAAGCTAGATAATGATCAGCTTTGAGTTTCACGTAGATAAAGTCTTCTAACCACTCCGTTAATCGTGCTTTAGCGATGCCCACTGGCTCATCTTCCGTACTGAAGCCAATACGGTAGACAAGAAAGTCAGCATCCACTAATGCAATCTTAGGTTCCTGCTTAGAGGATGTCGTCATCGTCACCTTCAGCGTCACCACCATAGACAACCAAGTCAGTCACGATGATCTTACCGATGGACGGAGCAGCGCCGAACTTAGCTGACATCTTGTGGCGATAGGAGCCAACCAGAGCAGTGATCTTAGTACCATTACCGATCTTACTGATGTCCACTGGATTACCTTCAGTGTCCACAGGCTCAAACACAAACTTGGACTTGCCAACAATGTAGTTACCCATTGTGTCTTTGTTCTTGATCACGATACCCAAGCCTTTAAGAGCCTCGCAAGCCTTGTCAGAGAGCATACCGACTGTACACTCATACTTGGTGTTGTCTTCGTTGAACTTGGTATTGAATTCCTTCATCCAGTTAGCCCAGAAGATTTGACCTGCGATTTTGACTGGTTTGTTATCCATGATTTAATTTCCTATTTAAAATGTTGATGCCGTCTTTCCGTGCTGTCATTATTGGTGCGAGTAGAGGGTCACGATCCCTCAATCCTTCTCAGGCGGCAGATTTTAAGTCTGCTGTGTATACCAATTCCACCATACTCGCGTCTTGCATATATTATAGCAGCGTTCAACACAAAGTCAAGCACTGTTACAATTATTTTTCAGATAGGGACAGAGCCCACATTCTGGTTGATAAAGCCAGCAAAGAGTTTTATTCTTTACTTCTTTGCAGTCTTCATCAAAGTCAGAACATATAACTTCTGTCTCACTATCAGTGTGTTTCTCTCCAGTTTCTACCAATTTTGTACTCCCCATCCAAAGGACATCGAAGTTTATAGTGTTCTCCTGCCTCAATTATACTCTGTTTAAAGGCTTTACCCACCTCTTCAGCAATATCTTTAGGGCATTCTAGCTGGGCTTCATCGTGAACATTGGCGACATACTTAACAGGCCAGTTATTAGCCCTTCGTTTGTTGTCAAAGATCACTAGAGCCTTCTTCATCACGATTGCCCCCGCACCTTGAAGTAACGAATTGAGGGCAGCGTGTTCTGAGCGAACCCAAATACGTCTCCCATCAAGTCCGGGAACCCATCCTTTTGCTGCCTGCTTTCCGACTCTTTCGATGAGCTTTGCAAGTGCTGGTGTTTGCTGGAGGAACTTTCGTTTAAGTCGTTCACCATCTTTAGCACTTCCTCCAACAATGGTTCCAATCTTAGCATCTCCAGCTCCGTATAAGAAGGCATAAATAAATGTCTTTGCTGAATCTCTTGTAGTAAGTCCCGCAGCTCTTTGGTTGACCGTATGTACATCCGTACCAAGCTTTGAGCTTCCTTCTGTAACAGTTCTGACATAATCATTATCCTTCATATAGTGAGCCAACATACGAAGCTCCAGACCTGAAGCATCGCAACCTACCAACACATTACCTTCTTCCACTGTCCAGCATTCACGGCACTCAGGGCCATAGATGCTACCTGCATTAGGGATCTGAGCCATGTTAGGACTGCTATGGGTCATACGACCTGTTACAGCTCCATTGGTAATCACCTTACCGTGTACCCTACCATCCTTGCCTACAGCTTCCATCCATGACTCGATCTGACTGATACGCTTATTCAGCATCAGATACTCAGCAATGACCTGAGCCTCTGGTATCTTGATGCCTGCTAACACAGTCTCGTCAATCTTGGGAATACCTGTCTCGGTGAACTCCTTAGGCTTCCACCCAAGTTCCTTCAGTCGTTCTCCGATCTGTTGTCTACTTCCGGGGTTGAAAGTAACCACGCTGTCCTTGAGTCTCTTTCCTGTTTTGTCAGAGTATCGTTCAACTGTGACCGGAGGCCATCGTGATTGCATTCGCTCATATATTTCAGCCACTCTTGACTTGATGTCAGTAAGTAAGCAGGTTGCATAGATTTGGTCAAGTTTAAATCCATTCCTTTCCTGTTGAGCAATGATAGCTGCAACACTCTGTTCAAGTTCCAGTGACTCAAGACTAAACTGTTTCTCATTAAAGTCATTGACTAGTTTGAGATACAGTTTAGCAGTTACCTCTACATCACGTACGCAATAGTCATCAAGAAGCCCGTGATGAGGAAGATCGAAGCTCTCACCACGATATTCTTCAGGACGATCCATAAGCCATGCCCATACTTTCGCATAGTCAATCTTGTGAAAGCCTAGAGTCTGTCCCCATGCTTCGAGGCTGTGTCCGTTCTCTCGTGAGGGATCGAGAAGCCTGCTTACTATCAACGTATCGTACACTTGATTCAAACGAATCTTCGTCTTCCATAAGCGATTCAATACGGGTGCATCGAAACTTATGCCGTTGTGCATGACTATCAACGACACGTCCTTTAAATACTCCCGCAGGTTGTCGGCTGCTTTCCATAACTTTACTTCTCCAGTGTCAATGTTCTTTGTTACTACCACATGAATCTTGTCGTGTGCTAGGTTTGTTTCGATGTCTAGAACTATTCTCATCTGTTTCTTCCAAAGGCCAAAAGTAACTACATTTATCCTTGTCACGAGGTGAGGTCATGAAGTAACTCTGCCTCATGCTAGGCTTTGCCTGTGCTCGATAGCAATCATCAAACTGAGGACAGGAATAGTCATTACACATACTGATGTCTGCCAAGATCTTTCTCCTCATTTAAGGTTAAGCCAAAGGCCAATCTGTGCAGCACTATAGCCCAGCCAGATGAGAGCGTTAGCTGTCTCACCTTTAAGAGATTGTAGCACACCTACGATCAGGTAGCCAACACCTGTTGCTCCAACGATCAACTGCTCTGTGTTAATCATTCTCATCTTCCTTCAACGGTTCCTCTTCCAAGGCCTTACCAATAGGTTCTTCCTTGCTTTTAGACTTATCCCTTCCGAATATAGCATCCCATCGGTTTGCGTAGTCCTCATTGCTCACCTGCTTTGGTCGGCTACCTGAGCCTTTCCCGCCATGCCATGCTGTCATTTCTGTTCCTCTTTTGCGTATATATTCAAAACCCAGTTAGCAAATATGATTAATTCTTCTTTAGTTGCGGAAGACTTCATTGTGTTGGCTAAATGAGACATAATTTGAATATTGTCTTTAGTGTAGCCCTTAGTAGAATCTTTTCTATCTATTGACAGACTATTATTTAAGCTCTTTCCTTCATTTCTTTTTAATTCAACATTAAAGACAGGACAATGAGTAACGCCTTCTATATCTTCTTTTTCAAGATCGAAAGCGATACCCTTTAGTTTTGCTCGCTGCTTTAGAACAGCTAATGTTCTTTCTACTGGTCGGCCTTTCCCGTATGCCTTTTTCTTCTCAATGATTTCGTCACGGTGCGCTAAATAATACTGCCTGCTGTACTCTTTTTTATTCATAGTGTTTCCTCTTGTACTTCCACAAGTTTGTTAACTTTCTTATCAAAATATAGACTACCAGCAGGGCCAGTTTCACCTGTAAACCGTGATTTTAACAGCCGAAGCTCAGTCGTATTACGTTTAGCCTCATCATCATTCTGCTGATCCCTTTGAAGACCGATAACGGCATCCGACAACTGGCTGATACCTTGAGTGCCTCGTAATGAAGACAAACTAATCTCAGCTCCGTTTTCCAGTCCTTTACCCTCCTGTCGCCTTGTGTGTGAGATACCAAACAAACCGACTCCTGTTTCCTCAACAAAGGTACGCAGCTTAGTCAGTAGCATGTCCAATCCTTTACGTTCGTCTGTATCCATACCTGACAAGATCATCTGGTAGTGATCCAAGATAATCCACTGGCAGTTCTGAGCCTTCACCATGT